AGATTCCGGATTTTAAAATCTTCATCATTATACATGGTCATATTCCATTGCTGAACTTCTCTATTACCGGGAATATTTATTGGTCTTCCCATATAAGAAATTTCTGTAGCCGTTATTGCAGATTCCGGAAAAGTTGTCGCTTTTGCAAAAAACTGAAAATCGGATTCCGCCCCTGAAGATCCGGGACTACCACCTAAATTACTAGGGGGTGTTAACTCAACAGTAAACAAAGACTGTAATGCCCCACCTGTTGCCATTTTAGATAAAAAAGTACTTAATGTAAAATCTGAAGCCATTGTTTCTCCTTTACGCTTACGCGCCGGTAGTTATGTTAAAAAGAATGAGAAAGTCTTTTTTACAAGTACGCCCTTCGGCACTACCGTCTTTTCTCATTCTTCTATGTTTATATTAGTATTTATACTAGTATTATCCGCCTGTAATTTCGCTAAATTCAACACCAGATCGTACTGCTACGAATTGTAGTTGAATGAAGTTAATTGAACGTGATGGTTTCACGTAGATGTCTCCACGGAATTCATTTCGATCAATAACTTCTCCACTATTATTAGATTCATCACAAATAACCGCAAAATCTTGAATTCCTTGTCTTCCTTGAACATTTCTCAAGAAAGGTTCTACAGTAGATACAAATCTTGAACGAGAAAATGCATCATTAAATTCGAACAAGAAAGATTTTGCCATATTAGCAATTGATTTTTCCAAAAGGATAAACAATCTACGTACATTGATACGATCAAATGCACTTGGTTTTGATAAGAGAGTTTTATCTCCGAAAAGTATAATTCCTTGACCCGGCATTCCCACTACAGGATTAATGCCCTTTTTATAAAGTCCATCTCTTTGTGTTTTGTTTGGATTAAAAGGAAGTTTAATTGCATTTCGAATATTTCCTCTCACTGCGCCAGCAGGAGACCAAAATGGATCACGGGTATCATCAGTAAATGCACAACATCCAGCAATATCACCATTCAAAGGAATGTATCGATATACATCATTGTACTTATCATACATGTACTTCCATCCAGAATCCATAACTGCATAAGAAGAACTTGGCATTGAATCACGATGAGCTCTTACATCAGTAAGTTCTTGGCCGGCATTATTAACAACATTAGCCTGTAAAGGTGAAATAAATGCTAAACAATCTTTACGATATTCTGCAATATTATTAATAGCATAAATTTGTGTGGCAGCAGAAGCATCCGCTGTCATTAAAAGTGTTACATCTACTTCTTCTGTATTTTTAAATTCATCTAATCCGATTTGAATATTTCCATCAGTTGAAGCTGAACCGGAATGTCCACCAGTCATACTTGCTGTAACAATGGTACCTTTTGCATTAAATGTTCCCGTTGAGGCTCCACCCCATGCAGTAGTTCCATAAGCCGCATCTACATCTCCGGAAGAATCATGATCCATCCAACGAATGTAAGAAGACTTTCTATTAATTCGATCTTTATAATAATTACTTTGTCCGTCTTCTGATTTAGCACCAGATGATACTGAAGCACCCGAATATGTTTCCATTATAGTATTATTCGCACCAGTAATATTTCCATCTTGATCTTCTACTACTATATGAAGTTCATCATATGCTCCCATAGCTTTTGCTACATGTGCAGTAGTAGTAGGAGTATCATCAAATGAACCGGCATATTCCCATGTCCGTGAGAAAGTACTTGTTGCTGCAGTAACTACAAATGGATTTTCAACAGTCATTGAAGTAGCACTACTTACAACAGTAACTTTTCGTTCTTCTCCGTTTCCAGTAACTTTTATAATATCACCGACAGTCATTTGAGTATCAAATTGAGTAGATACTCCTGTTATAGTAGAACCATTAGCAGTGACCGATACAGTACCAATCATGTGAGAAACTGGTTCTGAAAATCCTGATCTCATTTTACGTGCTGCTGTTCCACTACCTATATCTGTACCCCATAAGCTTCCTGCGGTAGCAGTAGTCGCATCAGCAATTGTAAGAATTACTAATGAATATCCACCAAGAACAATAACATCTCCAACACTTAATTCTGTTAAATATTCAGTTGATGATCCTGCAAGAGCTCCTCCTGATACTGCCCAAGTGGAAGTTCCAGACAATGCAACATCCGTATTAGCATTAAGTGTTCCATCTGCGTTAGTATTTGCTTTAGCAGCACCACACATAGAAACTTTTAAACTATTTCCTAAGTCTCCAGGATATTTTGCTACAAAGGGACCGAATAGATTACTTTGTGATCCACCCATTTGAGGATCATAAGTGTTTTCATAATCTTCATCATTTGCAATATAAACTGTATTTGCTGAGTCCATTGTTGCATTTTTTGCGTCAGTCGTATTAGGTGTACGTACTACTTTAAGATTCGCAGAATATGCGAGATAACTTGCAGCAGTAAAAAAGTTTTTGTATGTGGCCGAATCGGGTTTGCCAAAGATACCTGCTAATTCTACTTCATTAGATACTATTGTTCGTTCATATGCTGGTCCCCACCTGAAAGGCCCCGCAATTGCTCCTTCTGTCATTGATACTTCAGGTACAACAGTAGTTAAATCGATTTCTTTGGTTATAACGCCCGGACTAATTGTAAAAGGCATCTTTTATCTCCTAGATATATGTGTGTTCTTAATTATGGTGAATTGCCATATTACAGTTATTTATTATTTTACAGTTCTTTAAAATCATAAATATTAAGTGTTATCATAAATATACAGAAAGACCAATGACAAAAGATAAATTAATAAATCATAAAAATATACAAGAACGATTTCTTAAAAAGGTTGATCGTTCTGAAAAACATACAGAGTGTCATATCTGGCTTGCTTCAAAAAATAGAACAGGTCATGGTATGTTTTCTGTAATGGGAAAAACTATACCAGCAAGTAGATATGCATTTATGATGTATGGTAATTTCTCATCAATTTCTGGAATGAGAGGTGAATTGTCACCTAGTGAAGTAGTAACTCAAACTTGCTTCAATCCATCCTGTGTAAATCCTAAACATCTTGAAGTATCCGATAAAAGAAAGATAGGAAAAAGATTATCTATCCGCCCTGAACAATTGATTACTGGTTCTTTGAGTTTTTTAAACAGATTGAAAAAGGAAAGACCTGATCTATCTAATAAAATTGAAGATTTAATAACAGAAATAAACAATCCACCTACTGAAGTTAATTTTGCGGATATGGATCCATTTGTTTAATTTTATATAAGGTTTTCCATTTTTCATAGAAAATTTTATCTTCGTTGAATCCGCTAACATCATTGATTCGTTCTATTTGTTTCTCATTTAAAGACTCTTTGTTGAATAACTTAAATTCTTCTGGTATTTGTAATTGATTAAGCCTATCAATTGTTTGCTGATCAGTATTATGTCTTTTCCAATTTATTTTTTTATTTAAAAAATTATCTTCTATTAAAGCAAATACTTTATCTATGTTGGATACATCAATTATATGATCAAATATATTAAAGACATTTTTAAGTGTAAATTTCTTTTTCTGATCTTTATCACATCCGTAAATAGCTTGTTGCATATTTAAAAATTGAAGGTGTCCTATATGGTGGCTAGCAAACCAAGGACCGTGCGGATTTTTAATTATGGTGTTATTCCCACAACCAAGTTCAATAAACTGATCCATAGATAAATCATTTATAGCCTTATTATGCATCCATGAAAGCCATTTTGACCAATTAAACCAACTTACAAATCTATCTAAGGGATTACGAATAACAAGAATGTTTAGCCAATTCTTTTTTTCTGATTCGTAAACAGTACCATGATCTAGTCTTATTCTTCTTTCTGTATTATAATTCTTTGCATTATAATAAAGGTCTTCTACAAATTCATGGTTGAAATTTTTATTATTTTGACAATGTTCTTTGATGTTTAAAATAACTGTCTTACCTGCATTTTTAGGTATGTGTGGAATCCAAATATCACGCATATTCATATATAACGATTATGCCTTTCCCTCCATCAGATCCCCATTGGCCGTAATGTACTCTACCTCCACATCCTCCTGAACCAGTTTCTCCATCTTGGGCATCAGAAGCTGTCCCTCCGTAGTGACGAGAGTAGGCAACATCGGGAACAGCCTCATGAGCTGGAATTCCTACTCCTCCCCAATAAGAAGCACCGCCTTCTCCACTAGAAGGATGATGAGAAGGATAACCACCACTATGTTCCCAATGTACGGTACCACCTTGACCTGCTGATCCTCTTAAATTTAATTGACCACCTGTTGAGGTACCACCTGCGCCACCTTTTGGTGAACCACCATGATTATAAGGACTAGAGATATTTGGATACTTAGTAGCATGATCTCCACCTCCACCTCCGGCACCAGTTAGCGTTCCTCCTGAATGTGCAAAAGTTGAATTAGATCCGACAGTTCCATCAGTAGTAAAGTTACTGGAAGAATCAGCATTCACCCCACCATTGCCAATAACATACGCAATTATCGCAGCCGGTGTAACAGCAAGTACAGAAATAGCTGTTCCTCCTGCTCCTCCTCCTGATCCTGTTGCATGACCTCTCCGTGGGTTTTGGAAGTTTCCAGCTGAATAACCTCCTCCATCTCCCATACCACCACCGCCGCCTCCGGCACCAGTTACATAAATATGAATTTTGTTGCATCCACTAGGTACTGTATAGTTACCACTACCTGTAGTATAAACGGTCATGCTAAGAAGTGTACCACCACCGACAACGGTATCGGTATCTATCCATGTAGAACCGTCTTGCTTCTGTAAAATTAATTTATTACCGGCTCCCGCCGCAGGTTTAATTATTAAATCTGCCATTTCTTATTCCTTAAAGTGTTCTCTGGTATTTATCTAAGTGTATAATCGTCTTGCATTATCATCTATTACATCCCAAGATTGACCTTCAGTATCTACAACAGTTTCTTGTTCCATACCATCATCTATAATTCCAAAGGGCAACATATCTTGCTCTAAAGTTTCCATTTGATCTTCCCACATTTTTTTTCGTACATCCATATTTGTTAACTCCTTGAAATATCGTTGTTGAACTAACCATGAAAATATTACCAATGTCATCGCTAGATCATCATGTGCACCTTCTTCCGCCTGATACGTATTATTTGTTAAAGCAAAAGTTGTAAGTTCTTTAATCGTTTCAAAATCTGGAATGATTAATTGGTCTTGTTCTATCAAATCTTTTAATGCGGCACATCCTATTCTCTTAATTTGTTTACTTGTTCTTATTCCCAATTGAATGTTCTTTGCAAATCCACCGCCTATTTGTTGTCCTGCTCTACCTCTCATAGTAACAATCATTATATTTTCATACTCTAAATCATAATGAAGTGTATCTGCTACTTGAGAACCAATATCATTAACTTCAATTAAAACATGTGCCTGATTATATTTATTACCTACATTATGAATTACGTTTGGATATAACAACGGTGAAATAGTATTATCTCTAAACACCGCTACTTGTGTATAGGGCATTTCAGAAACATCAAATACTACAAGAGCAGAATAATCTACACCTTTTCCTTGTGAAGTATCTGCTACTAATGCATATGTATGATTTTTAATTGGTTCCTCATATACAGATAAATTATTGTTAATATGTAAAGGAGTCTTAAATACCATTGATCTAAGTTTTGATGGAGCAATTAGTGTATATGTTGATCCAACGAACTCACATTCAAACTCTTGGGTAAACTGTACTTCAGAAGTATTACGTATTGTTTCTTCTTTCCACTTCAAATCTCTTCCCGGCATATCTGACCAATGAACCTCGATTGGAACATAATCATTTCTACCTTCTTCTGCTTCTATCCACATCTTATAAAACATATTCATACCAAGTGGAGTTGAAACAATAAGTACC